TTGTGATCCACCAGCAGGGTTCAAGTTCACCGTGACCTGACTCATGATCATAAAGAAACTCACGACGTACAAAACATTTTACTGGGGGCAAGTTGGCCACAATGTGACTCATGATCTACTCCGCCAGGTTGCGACGTATGGTGTCGAGTTGGTGTGCTGTTTCGGCTAGGTCACGCAGTTCCAGTGTGGTCATACGCCAGGTTTCTGGATTGGATACATCGCAACCATCACGCTTGTCCAAGCCTGCTTGTAGTCGTTCCATGGTCAAGCGGAGACAATGCTCAACCTGGCTGGGATACTTTTCTGCAAAGGCTTCTCTGTGTACTCGGTTGACCTTTTGTAGGATCTTGGTATCTGCTACCAGCCTAGCTTGATCTGGGTTCAAATGTTACTCCACGGATCGTTTGAATTGATATTGCCACCAGAGTCAATGATAAAGTCACGGTCAATCCAGGTATCCCATTGATTGCTTTTGTTCACTTTCATACGTTGCATAAAGCCACGCAGTCTAGTACCTAGCGGTGTCAGCATGCCATTGGCATTGCGGATAACCTGTTCACCAGTACGTGGATCAATCCATTCATACTTTTCAGGAACTTCTTTGCCAAACTTGTTTACTCTGGTACCTACTGGTCTGGTTGAGATTGGACCAATCACTTCATAGGTGATCACGTTGTTGGTATATTTCTTAAACACCACATCGCACTTCTGCCCTGATGCTTTGAATTCAGCGTCCGGATGTGGAAAGGCTCTGCTATCAAAACGGGTGACAATGGCTTGACCATCAATGTCCATAGGCAAGGGTGGTATGGTCTTCATGGGATCAATGGGAATTAAATCGTTCTTGTCCAGGTATGGATTCTCTGTGCCCAACAGGTAGTCGGCTGGTGGCTCACCATTCAACACGTCCATGGCTGTCTGGTATTTGAATTTGTTGCTACGACCTTTGAGGTTCAACACATAACCTGTTTGGTCAAACACAAACTTCTCCAGCTCCTTGGCTGTGGGGAAGTCGGTCATAAGACCTTCTAGGTCATACAGGGGTTCTGCGTCTATGGTTCGTGTTTCGGTTTTGGGTTTTGGCTTTACAGGCTTTGCTGCGTCTACTACATCAGCTGTGTCTGTTACAGGTACATCAATGCCCCATGTGGATTCTGGGGCGGCGGGTGTGGCTTTCTTTTTCATTGTGGTTCCTTTCTAGTCTGTTCAATGATCAAGTTGTAGAGGACAACTTGAAAACCTTATTTGAAATATTATTGTTTAATTATACTTATTATCTTTTGAAGCTACGCTTTGAGTATGCACTCACAGGCTCTAGCCTGGGGTTTACATGGTCGTCTGGTGTACGATTACCAATGGCTGACGCAACCATATCAGCAAGTGGCTGACGTGTTTCTTTGGCCGCCATGAAGTCTGAACGCTTGCTCATTGTGCCAGCATTGCCGGTTCTTGGACCTTGTGCCACATTCACTGATTCAACAGCATACATGTTCTTGACACTCTTGCTACCAGGACTGCTCTTTTCGTTTATTAAAACTTTGTTGGAGTATTTCATCGTGTTCTCTCTTAATCAGATCCAGGCGCAACAGGTGTAAAGAACACACTTGTTGAACCTGTGTTGGTTATGGCACTAACAAAAACATTGGCCTGGCTGGCCAAGGTCTGTAGACCAAAGTTGCCAATGATGGTCATTGATTCATTTGGTGCAATGGGAATGCCACCAGCATCAGTACCTACCAGGGGATGGTCCATGGCCGCAGCTTCTGCATAGGTTGGGAATACGCCCACATAGGCATAGACTGTGCTGCTTGCGTTCAGTATGTGAAAAGTGTTGGTCTTGGTAGCAATGTTACCCACGTTGGCTGTTGCGGCCGCTGCTGGTGTTAGTACTCTAGTGGAACCTGTGACTGTCAAGCTCATTGTTGATTTCCTTTGCGTGGTCCCTGACCCACATTGATCTTATTTGGGTTGGCTGGGCTCTTGCACATGACACCACCTGGTCCGCGATTGGGTGCACCACGGTTGATCGAATCACGCACACTACCTTGTGCTGGTAGTGCGGGAACACCTGGTGCTGGAGGTGTGTGTCCTGATTCAATGCCTGAACCATGGTTGCCTGTTCTCGGTCCCATGCCCACATTGACCAAGCGTCCATCATTCGAATGTCCTGTGTGTTGGTTTCGGGCATAACGGTTTGCACTACGGTTTACACCTGTACCTGCCATACCATCAAAATCTAAATTGTTATCTGCGGCTTTGTGTTTCATTTTGTTTTTCCTTTGCGTGCCGTCTGAGCACTACGTTTAAATGCTGTTGCTGTGGGTGAGCCTTTGGTTCCTGGCTTTCTCATACGCTCTCCAGACCCTGCAGCAATTCTGGCACGCTTGGCACGTATGTTGGCATACAGGCCTGGCTTTTCTGATTTCATTTGCATCCCCAACGTTTACGAGCGGCCTGGCCACGTTCACCTGTCCAGCCACTACTTCTAGCACAAAAACTTCGATGCCTTGGTCCTGACTTTTGCGGAGCTTTAAGGTCACTGCCTGTGGCACGATTGTATTTAGCACGTCCTTTGGCAGTGAGCCCTGCACCTCGGCTCACAGGCAACTTCTCTCCACGACCCACACTTAGACGAACTGTCTTAGATTTCATCCACGTGGTCCTGACCTTTTTGTGGGTCTCTTAATCTTTTGAAATCCTGGCACGTCCGTTGTTACAGCCTTCCTAGCAGCGGCACTACCCGGTTTCATAACCTGCTTGGTTGGGTTCAATCTACGAACACCTTTAGTCTTGGGTTGTTTCATATTATTTACCTTTTGTGTTTGCGTGGGTCAATGCTACCAAGGCCGCTGCAAAGGCTTCAGCTTTGGCTTCAACAACATCTTCGTTTGAGGTTGTTTCAACTTCTAGTCGGTCTGCCACAACTTTGCCCAGCAGCACTCGATCATAGTCTCTCACGCCGGCCCAGTCTGCACGACTGATGGCCGTGGTGTAGTTGATGGCTATCTGTTCAGCATAGCTACGTCCCAAGGTTTGATCCAAGGTGGTCAGCAAGGTGTCCATGGTGATCTTATTAGTGCTACCCTTTGGTCGACCTGCACCGGCACGTGCACCACCTCTTGATGGTGCTTTGGTTTGATAACGTTTCTTTGCTGGTTCCATATGTTTATTTATGTTGGAGATTGTTTAGAATCCTTTTCCGTGAGCGGGCTTGACACGTCTAAAAGTGTTAGGATTTGTCTAGCTTTCCATTGTATGCTTTTAGCCTGTATTTCTTTTAGGCCATAGCGTTGTTCAATTTGGGCTATGGTAGCACCAGCTTGCCAGGCACGTTCTTCTATCGAATATTTGGTAGGCCGCCGTTCGCCTCGGTTGATTCTGCCAGTTTGCAAATTGGTTACTGAACTACGGCTCACTTGCCTAAGTAGCTCCGGGATTGAATATGTGCGTCCGTTTATGGTTATGGTTTTGGTCGTGTGCATGTGGGTATTTAAACCGAACCAAAACGGGTTCAGTATTTTGTCGCGTGTGCCATTAACAAAAGCGACAACGCGACACAATTTAGAGAAAATTAGAGCAAAAACGTTAAAATACATAAGAATACTATATAAAATCTCGCTTTATAGCGTAGCCCGTCGCTTTGTCGCTTTTGTCGCTTTGATTCTGAGTCAAAGCAGACACAGTTGCAAGCAACAGCAACATCATTTGCCCGTCCATGTATACGTTGTAACCTTTTTATGATTTGGCGCAACCACTGTTTCTACCTCAACTTGCTCACTTCTAACTAGGTCTTCCAACAACTGATCTTTTTCTGCCTCAGTCAAACTTCCAAACCAGCGTACATTGCGACGCAACTCATTGCGTGTGCCTGCAAACTTATGATCCGCCATCCAAACAGCCAAACGCTTAACTCCCAGAGTCTGGCTTTGATTTCTACTGGTAATGCCCAACTGCAAGTTCAATCGCTGTTCTGTAAAGTAATCCATCAAATCCATGGCAGTGGCTATTTCTAATTCAGTTACTTCATGTTTCAGTTCAAACGCTGCAATGGATTTGATGGATTACTTTACAGAA